TGCTTGGATGTTGTCCCAGTTCGCTTCATGCTTGATGACTTCGAGCTTGCGTTCGTGTTGGGCCTGCTTCTCTTCAGCCTTGCGCTTGAAGTGTCCGCTGACCAATTCTGTGACCGGAGCGATTAGAGACTGCCACATATTAGACTCCCGCTATCGCGCTTGCTACTTTGAACATGGCATAGATTCCCGCAAGAACTAACGCACCAGCGACTATAAGACTTGCATACTGCCATCGCTGATTGATCTTCTTGATTCTCTCGTTGCGCTCTATAAGTCGTGTCTTTCTGGCCTCTGCTTGAAACTTAACAAAGTCATCCCACAAACCTGCGCGACCGTAATACTGCATCAGTTCCCGCAGATCGTCCTCGGCTTTCTTCATCTGCTCCAGAGCCGCAAATTCCTCGGCGTCACTGGTAAAACCATTCTTCTTTGCCTGACGTAACTTTAGATCTTCCTTGGCTGTGGTCATCTGACCGATCACACTAAAACAGTCGGTCAAATCCCTGCCATTGGCTACGAACTCTTTTACGACTGAGTAGGCGGCATTGAAAGCGGCAAGCTCCGCGATCACTTTTCCACCTTGTTCTCTTGCATTAGTTTCAGTATTTGACGGATATCCTGTCTCTGCTCTTCGACCATCTTAAGAATGTGCTTTTGATCTGAGTTTAAAACGGCTGTGTCTTTCTGGATATCTGATATTGATGCCTGCATTGCAGTCTGGCGCTCTTGGAGCTGTTTGATTTGTAAGTCTGCTGTTTCTTGACCATTGGCTAGAGTTGCATAAGCCACACCACCAGCAAAAACGAGCGCACAACTAGTGGTGAGAACTTCTGCCGATATCACTTTATTCCAGTCAATAGCCATAGCGTCATTTCTCGCTTAACGGTTGCGTAGTAATGAAGCGTAGTATAACAATTCCTGACGCAATACTACATCCAATAATCGCTTGCACCCACGGGCTGGGTATGAATCCCACGAATCCCTGTAGGACAGAAAGTACCGCAATGGCGATGCCGTACTGGACGGTTTTAGATTTCAGGGCTTGCTGTATCATCGATCACCTCTACATAGTCTGGATCATTTGGTAGGTCAATATCTGGGAAGCCCTCGAGACCACTGATGTCTCTCAAAGCCTGTCGATACGTCAGCCACTCGGCTCGCTTTTCCTCGGTCAGTGGTGAGTCAGTTAAGACAGTCCAATCGCATTTAGCCAACAGATCGTTGCGCTGTGATCGGATTGATTCAGCCTGCGCCTCGGTCTCTCGGTCGATCTGCTCTTGCTCTTTTGGATAGACAGTCCAGCCGATAACCCACTTGTTTTCAATGAGTGTAGGCATTGAGTCCTGAGCCACGCGCTCGATCTTGTCGTCATACTCTGGCTGTGGAGCTGAGTCCACGCGATACAAGTCGTATTCGGCTAACAGCTCATCACTGAGCCGCTTAGGAAATGACGTGTTTGGATGATCTCTTCTGAGCCTGCCGATTGTGTATGGATATGTTTCGGCTTGCCCATTGTTTACTTTAACGAACATAATTACTCCTATCGCGCTAGTGCTTCTTTAAATGGATGCTCTGCAAATGCCATGTAGATGTATGTGCTACCGCTTGCGTTGTGATCGCTACCAGCCACCGCGTTGTTTATCTTGAATCCGTTGGATAGGATATCTAAAGATGACCCACCTGACTCGGCGTTAGAGAGGTTAGGATAAAGCGATGGGTTATCCCAGTTGTACCCCTCTCGCATATTATCGGCAATATTCCAGTTACCCGTTCCACCAGTAGCTCGCTTGTAAAGCACGAGCGAAGGCTTAAACCCCGTATAAACAAATGGCCCATCTGCTGATCCGTTGCCAACATACGTTCCTATCTTGCTGAAGCCTTCAACACTGTGGAAGCAGTAAGCAATAATTGAAGTGCTCGTACTGGTGTAGCCATAATTCTGACTAAACACGGTGGCCGTTGGTGACGCTGGTGTAACAGTGTCGTCTGATTTTGCGTTAGTTTGATTTAAACGTAACACATCTAAACTGCCGTCAATTGCAGTTGTCCAAGTAAACCAGTTTAAAGTGTTTGTTCTTGATTTCGTAATTATCAACTCAGGTGCTTGTGACAACCCATGACCAACCGTACAGCTTTGGCCAGATGTTAGATTTGGATTGAATTCAACAACACTAAATCCAGCATCAATATTTGCGCTGACCTGAGAGTTTACAGAGCCGTCTGTGTTAGTTACTGCTGTGCCGCCAGCTTTCCAGCACCATGCTACATAGTTATTGCCACTCAAGTTATATGCCGTGCCACCAACTACTGTAAACCCGTCAGAATCAAAACTGCTAAAGTTTGAGTTTGTTGCTTCTGCGTTTGTTGTGTCAGATTCTAGTTGTTGCCCTGCGCCTCTAACAACATCAAAAAGTTTATTTGATGCAACTGCGCTTCTGTTTTTAATCCATACAAAATCAGGCTGAAATCCAACCCCGCTGACGGGATTAGTTGTCCCTGTCCCCGCATAAGTCACAACATTAAACTGAGTCTCGGGCTGTTCAATAGCTGGTGCAGGTAGGTTATCGGTGCATAGTGCTAGATAGCCTGTAGGTGGCGTGTAGTAGAAGTCACCAATGCCGTTAGCGTCTGTGTTGCCTTGGCGGGTTTTGTTACCTGCGAATGATGAGTCGGCTCCGAAGTTGAAGTTTGCAATCCCTATTCTTCCTGCCGACCCACTGAACATAGATGCAAAGGGAATGTAGTTTGTAATTCCAGTAATAGTCCCAGAGCCGACAGAAACACCATTCTCAAAAAACTCTATGCCACCAGTATCGGCATCTAGCGCAATACCAAACACGCTGTTTGTTGTTACTGAGATGCTTGTTTCGGTTGAATTAATCTTATAAGAAGGAGAGCCATTCCCGTCTGGTACAACCATCCCCCCATTATTTGTATCATAAGGATTTGTTGAAACGGCTGTTGATTGAGTTAAGTTATCGGCATTTGTAAATCCATAAGCGCCATGCGTATCTGAAACTGATGGAAGAATCTCAAAATACCACTTCCCTGATGATACAGATTGTGATGCACAAACGTAGTTCTCGTCCCCATCGCCAGAGTTGTAATATAAATTACCCTCGGCAAGCGATTCACCAATCTCTCCACCACGAAAGTTTGGATTTAACGTAGCAAAATTATTCGTAGGCGTATCAATCATCTGATCTGTGCTTGCTAGATTGGTAGGTGTCCAATCGTTAGTGTTGCCGCTAGTATCATCTCCCAGTGCAACACCGTCTTTGAATTCTAAATAGAAGCCGTTAGTGCCGTATGTGCCTTCGTATGCTTTTGGAGACCACTCGCCTGTGGTTTCGTTAATCTCACCGAAGTCGTCAGGGGTTAGTGCTTGACCGTCAATGAAGTTGACTTCGGCCATGTAGCCGTCAAAGTAAAAACCTGAGCCCGTCAAAGGTTGCCATGAGCCTACGGAGTGTTGCTCTGCTAAGTTAATCACTGTATCGTTATTTAAAGGCGGGTAATTGACAGCAGTAAACGAAGTTATCTGAACGCCGTTTATATATAGTTTAGCTCTGTTCGTTGATGTTGCTTGAGTTGTATCAATAGCAACAACGATATGATACCAACCAGAAATATCACGAAAAACAGCAGTTGTTGAAAACACGGCTGTGCTTCCGCCGACATTGCTATCGTATACATTTATGGTATCATTGGTTTCAAACTCTATTGCCCAGTAACTAGTTCCCGCTGGATTAGTTTTTGTAAAAATACCCTGCCTAACGCCACTTAAATTACCACGCTTAACCCAACCAGACCAAGTAAACGTCTTGCGGTTACCCGCTACACTTGGTGTGCGTGATAGATAAGCCGAGTCGTCATCGTTAAAGCGTAGTGAGTTTGTAATAGATAAGAGCCCGCCACCAGAAAGCGCAGGGATAAAGCGAGCACGAGTTCTGAAGCGGGTTCTAAGCATTATTACATTCCTTCGCCAGCAATGATGTGTAGGGTTGTGCCATCAGCAGAAATATAGGCAACGTGAGTATCGTCTTGGAACTTACCCAAGGATACCTGCTGGCTTGGCAGTACAGGATAATCTGCGTCACTGGCAGTCACAGAAGAGTCCCCTGTAGCCACGTAGCAAAGCCCTGCACCACTGTTTGTCACAACGATAGACTTAGATCCTCGACCAAGCGCAGTGCTCGCAGAAGAGGCCGCAGGCGTCACTACAACGCCTCTACCGTATGCTGGATTAAAAGTTGTATCAATAGCCATAATTTAATTCCTTTAAACTAACCATTCAACATCAAGGCTTCGCAATAACGTCTTACGAGTGCCCTTGATAATTTCAGCTTTAACGTGTGAGCCAGCTTCTGCCGCAACGTCATCCATTGATAAAGTTACTACATCACCAACCGTGTTGATAATTAATCTGCCGCCAGCAACCGGATCGCTGGTAGAAGTGTAGCTGTAGTTAACGGTAGAAATAGTGCCGCCAGATACGCCTTCCAAGCCAAACTCAACAACACCAGAGTAACCCGCAATAGAGTTGGCAATGTGAAGCCGAACCAATACAGCGCCACTCGATGTGTTGCCAAATGTGATTTGGGCGAAGTCCGTCTGAGTTGTGCCGTAATGCCAAAACTCTTTTGCTGTTTCGCTTTCACCACCAACAAAGACAGAGGCGCCATCAGCATCCTGTACCGCGTGCCATACCTTGCGGACAGAGCCAGAGCCATCAATGCGGTTATTAAACTCTTGCAAGCCGTACACCTCGTTGTAGGTCAAAGCCTGCTCAGCATTGCCGTTACAACGGATGTAGTTACCTGCAAAGCGAACATAAGGCATATCGGTAGTGGTGCTTAGGAAAACATCAGCCGATGCCGCGCCAGAGCCAACCAGAGCCGCATCTTGATAGTTATCGACAAAGATGTTGTCGTTGGCAATAACGTAATCACCGCGAGCATTGGCTATGTACAAGCCACGGCCAAGTGATCGACTAACGTTGTTGTTTCTAAACGTAAGATCATTAAACTCTATAATGCTCACACCAGCATAGGCGCCTTGAATGTCATTACCTTCAACAATGACGTTGTTAACATAATCCAAATCAATACCAACCTTTTCCATGATATTGTTTCGGATTGATACTGTTCTAAACCTATCCGAAGCGTCAGTGTTGTTAGTTGTAATTCTAATGTTGTGCTGAGTTCTTACTGGATTAGCCTTGTTATAAAACGAGTTATTCTCAATGATGATATCAACATTTGTTGGATTTGTTGACGATACATCTTGAACGTTAATAACAAAATCATTGTAAGGATTGGTTTCATTAAGAAGCAATACTTGGTTATTAGAAATAACTAAGGCGCCACTTTTAGTTCCTGTGTCGTTTTTAACAATATGCAAAAACTTACCAAATGAGTTTGCTATGTAACTGCCGCCAGTCTCAAAAGTATTACCAGAAATTATAAACGAGTAACCGGTTGCCTCTGAGTTATAAAAGCAGATCGACTGTGCATAATCGTCTTCGCCACCACCAACAAGCGTCTTCTGGACATCCATTATCTTGTTGTTGATAAATGAATTGTAGTTACCGCCCATAGTGAAGCCAGAGCCGGTAGCGGTGCAGTTTACGTAAGTTGAGTGCTCTGTGTTGCCGTGAAGGTCACCGGCAAACGCGCCATTCTGAGATGATAGGTTGCAATTAGAAAAAATGATCTCTCGGTTAACAATAGAGCCAGCGCCAATAGAGCCGCCAGTTGATGTTGCGTGCCACAGGCTTCTAGCCGAGCAACCAATAACACGTACTCGCTGTGAGTTGAATATGCCAATTGGGTACATGTTTACGTAGCCAACAGCGTACTCGGTAATTGAGCTTGTGCAGTTAATAATATCAACGTCATAGCAACGCAATAGCTCGATGCCGGTATAGGTTCCACCATCTTTAATGTTTACGTTATCAATTACGCAGTCACGGCCATTTGCAATTCGTACCGCTCTGAATGCGCCAAACCCACTAGGTCCAACAACATCAAAATCTTTTAGGACAACAGAGATCGGAGACGCCTTGTAAAGCGCCGCAGTAGTGGCGCTATAAGCATCGAAAGCACCAGAATAAAACCCAACCGTCAGACCAGAAACACTGTTAACAACAAGCGCCTCGCCTTTGTAATAGTATGCACGATCACTTGAGTAACTGAATTCTGTATCATCCCAAATGATGGCAAGATCGTTCTCTTCGAAGCCGTGACCAGCAGAGAACGTGTAGCTTCGCTGTCCTGCGATAATATCACTAGCGTTAACCTCAACCAAGGTAGGCTCTGCACCAGCAAAGTCAAAAGCTGTTACAAGGGCGCCGACATTGGTTGTGTCGATCTTAGTCGCGTTGCCATCACCAAAAATGGCGATGTCTCGGGTCACGCTAATCGATGATGAAATCTTGTATGTACCCGCAGGGATGTAGATAGCAGGTGCGCCAGAAGCAATTGCTAGGTTAATTGCGGCAGTATCATCAGTAATACCGTCACCAACAGCACCAAAGTCTTTAACGCTGACAGACTCTTCTAACTTGGCCTGTACAGTTCGCTGTACAGCGCCTGTCTCGCCCTGAGTGAAAGAGATGTTCGATGCGTTACCCTGCGGTATTGCGCTAGCCATGTAACTTGCAAGGGTTGTCATTGACGCCTTGCGAGCATCACCGTTTGACTGATCGTATACAGGAATCTGATCGCCGCCCTGTAATGTGTCTACACTTGATAGTTGGTTGATAGTAGCCATTTATTAGTCCTCAATAAAATTCTAGCTCGCCGTCTCCACCAACCTCTAGGGGATCGACAGGGTCTTGTAAGAATGGATCGTCATAACGCCAAGGCTTGTTGCCAGCACCGGCAGGCATTCCACTTGGGAACTGCTTCTCTACCGGCCAAGTAGCTGATAGCTGCAGTAAAGTGTTATACGCATTTTTTGCCATAATCTTTGTGTCTGGCGACACCACCTTGCCATAGCTGGGCGCAATGCGCACGGCCAAGTTTGTGATAATCGCCTCGTTCGCTGAGTCTGGAACAGTTGTCTCTTCGTCTATATTTGTTGATTCTGGCGAGCTTGGCAGCGGGTAGCTTATGCGCACACCCCTAGCATTCCAATCGGCCAGCATGGCATCCATGCGCCTACACGCGCTCAAAAGCTCTTGATCTGTTAGGTCATAAACAAAAGACGCAAGACCGATCTCCTCGAATGCCGCAGTGACAAACTGCCTTTTAGTGTAGCTCATTGCATAGCCTCATTGATTCGCTTAAGCAATACTTCGTCTTTGGTCCTGCTGTTGTACTTAACGCCAAGCTTGCTCGCCTGAGTCTCCAGCTCTTCTCTGGTTGGCGGCTCATCCGAAATGCTATCAACTTCCGATACCGGCTTCTTGTGATCCGCAATCGACAAATACCAGCCATCCTCGACATAGGGCGCCACATCGTCAACGACAACGCGCTTATAGTGGCCCTCGCCAATGTACTGATAAACGTAAGGCATTACTTCATCCTTGTGGGGCGTCTTCGCGTCATCATTGCAGCATTTCTTGGGGTCGCGTTTCTTCGCGCTGCAGGCTTTTTGCCGGCTGGACTTTTTGACCCAGTAACTTTTGCTGTGGTTTTTGGTACGTAGCGTTTCATGTAATGCTCCTACTGATTAGTAATCGATTTTACCACACATGCTTAGTATAGCTTACCACTTTTCCTTGTTCGCCCAAAAGGCCGCAGACATCTTGCCTTTTGCAATATTCTTGGCGTGCCTCGCCTTAAACGATGCGCGCTTTTTCTTCATAGCTTCTGACTCGCCTTTTTTGGGAGCGCCGGCAGTCTTAGCGCCCTGCTCACCAAATCGGATGAGCTTATAGTTATCACCTTCTTTGGCCATAACTACATGGGATTTTGTGGGGTGGCTTGGGGTTCGCTTTGGCGTATTAACCTTTGAAAGCCCTACCTTTTCCATTTGGTTTTTGACGCGAGTTGGTGTGGTCATTTCTTTTTCGCCTTCTTCTTGGCTTTGCGCGCAGTGCTTAGCGCAATAGCTACGGCCTGCTTATGTGGCTTTCCGGCTTTCTTTTCTTTGCTGATGTTCTCAGATATTGTCTTCTGAGAGGAGCCCTTCTTTAACGGCATAATACCTCCAAAGAGGAAAAGGGGGCCGAAGCCCCCTGTCCAATTAGGACTGACCGAACAACAGGATACCTGCCATTTCGGGATTGACCATCGACACGCCGAAGAGAGTATCCAAGCGATACTTTGTCTTCATAGTGTTGATGTCGTACTGCTTGGTCATAACCAGCTCGATGCCCTGATCGGTTGCTGCGCGCAATACTGCAACACCAGCGTCAGCAGGTACTGAGTAACGAGCAGGTAGCAACTCGATAGAATCGCGATGCCAGAAGCAGTTAACAGAAGCGGCGGCTACGTTCAAGAACGTGATGGCTGCAGTGTTTGAAACACTGTTAGCGACACAGTTCTGGTACTGAGACTCCGCATCAGTCGGAGTGCTTGACGCCGAAATGATTGGGGGTGAGATAGTCATAGTGGTTCCACTGTCAACAGACAAAACGCGGAAAGTCTTAGGCTGTCCGGTGTCTTGCTTGGTGATGTGGTGAACCGCGTTGATACCTGCAATGGTGAACGCATCGCCAGCAGTTACGCCGGTAGTGCTAGATACAGTCACAGTCTGGTAACGGTTGTCTACGTTGATCTGGCCACCAACAGAAGTTGAAGTAGCGGCAGGTACGTAGTCAATGTTAGCGCCATCAGTATCGATAGTGATCGTAGCAGCGTTAGCAGCGATACGGTTTGCGTAGTCAAGCTTGTAAGTCTCGAAAGAAGCAACTTCACCAACGTATGCTTTCTCATACGCAGTCAAGGGCTTGCCATTCAGAGTCTGACGGCTTGCTAGGTTGCTTGCCATGCCATTGTAATCGCGAGTTGACAGAGCCAAGTAACGACCATCAGACATTACGCCCTGCTCGTTCATGATAGCTTCACACTCGGCAACATCATCGAAACCAGACGCGGCGCCAGTACGTGCAACAACCAAAGTACCTTGGTTAGCGGCAACATTCATAACAGCTACGTTGATGTCAGATGCTAGCTTCTGCTTAGCGGCATCGCCTAGACGACCTTCTTGCAACTGGTCACGAAGTTCTTTCGCAGTCAGCGAGAAAGGTACAGCTTTGTTGAAGCCGATAGTTGCAGGTACAGCCAACTGAGTGAAGTCTTTGAAAGACGCACTGATGTCTGTGCCAGCGGCGGCATCGATTGAGTCAGCGATGTAGGGCATTGGAC